TGGAAATGTATGGGAATGGTGCCAGGAGCCAATTTATCCATATGATAGTTTCAAGATAGATCCTGTATATCGTGAAATGAGCTATCCATTTTTTGGACATAAAAGAGTTTGTCGAGGAGGAAGTTGGGCAGTTCCAGATTTCTTAATAAATAGTAAATATAGAAATGCTCAAATGCCAGATTGTAGAATACAATTTATTGGCTTTCGTGTGTGTCTTTAGTTTTTTTTATAATATAATGAGGAATTTCATTTAATGCAAGACATTTTTTATAATTATTAACTGCAATTTTACAGTTATCTATTGTATTATTTTCAAGGCATTGATTTAATTGTTTTTTAAATTCAGTGCATTTTCTAAAACCACTTTTAATTTTGATTGTTTCATACAAAATTAATTGGTTCATTAATAATTGTCATATATATATATTTTATATTTTTAGGTTATTTTCTACCAGATATAATTTCATTAATAACTGTTTTTCTCTCTTCAAACTCTTCAATATCTTGTCTAGATTTATCTACATGAGCGGTAGTTAAAATAGCAGAGGGGACTGTAAGTGGAGCAGAAGCTCCTTTACTACCAAATGTAATTATGGTACTACAAACTGTAGAAGTTGTATAAATACAACATAAACATTTCTCACGGGAAATTTTTTTTTCTAAAGATTTTTTTTCAGTTTTTAGATATTTAACTGATTTATCTTTATAATCTTCGTGATAATGGCTGTCAGAATCTGACCGGGATCTTGAGAAGAAACAACAAGTATCCATTACGATGGAATAGAAGTTTGAAAAATAATTATTTTTGTAACAAAAAAATTATTTTAAACCAATGTATGCTTCTTATAATTAAGTCTTTTGCTTGCTTTTTGCAGGTCCGGGGAGATTCCTTGGAATCTCATGGTATTATACGTAGGGTATGGGGTGTAATACAAACGTGGTACCGTGACCATCTTTGGATAGTTACGGGACGCCTGTAATTATCCTAACACCGATGGTTGTAGTAGGGGACACCTTGCAAACGGGACGCCGTGGCTAATATACGAAAGCTAGGTCGCCCCAGCGGGTCGCTTAGTATAAGTATATTAGTTGTAAAAAAATATATAAACGGGTTACCGTGGCTATCAGTGTATAAATTATGGACGTCTATAATTTATCCTAATACAGATGGTTGTTTTTTTTATTTAAAATAAAAAATTCTCATAAGATATTTTGTCTAATGGAATCTCACCTAATTTTTTCATGTGTTTTCCTATTTTTCTACCTAGAGTTTCACCAGAACCTAATTTTGTTCCAGAATATCTTTTTAGATCATTAAGTTTATTTATAGATTCTGGATCTAAACTTATTAAATCGTTTAATTCTTTTAAAGTTGCTGTAACCATTTCTATAAAAGCCTTTGCTTTTTTTTCAGCTTCTACTTTCATAAGTGAAAGTTCTTCATTAAATTCTTTAGTTAGCATAATTTTAATTTTTTCTTTATGTTCATGTCTAGATAGTTTAGCATCAATGGTATCGTGTAAATTTTTTAAGGCAATCTCTTTAGTAAGCTTTTTCTTTTTACTTGGTTTTAAGAAACTTTTAGGTCTTTGTATATTTGATATTCCCATGTATAATTTACTCTTTAATTTATATGGAATACCATCTTGCCATAAAACCATTCCCTCCTTAACATCTGCAACATTACCACTATCCAAAGCAACCTTATCCATATCTTCTAGTTCTTTATTAATTTGTTCACTTGATAAAACTTCACCCTCTGCATATACTACATTAGGATTAGTTATAACCCCTTGTTCTCTAATTTCTTCGGGAAAAAACCCTTGGCCTTTATGATTGTAACCATAAGTTACATAAAATTTAGCTGGTCCAGGTATTCTTTCTACTTTTTGGTCATTAGTTCCATCAACAAATTCTCCAAAAATAGTCCAACCTGTAGGAAATCCTAGATCATCTCCTTCAACCCCTTTTCTTAGTAACTTAGTTACCATTTCAACTTGAAGTGAATTAGGAGAACCTAAAGTAGTTATCATATTATCCCAAAGATATATAGCAGAACCATCATATTTTTTATATCTTCTATAGTCTCCACTTGGTTCAATATTTAATTGATCAAAAGAAAAAAATATAACTAAGGGAATGAAAAAGTTTTTTCTACTGTATTAAAAATTAATCCACGTGATACCATAGTTTCTAAACCCCATTTAGTACAATCATCAATATATTTTGCTACTTTATATTTATCATTTCCTTTTACTTTAATGAATCTTTTTTCTTTACTGACTCGGTCAAATATATTTTGATAATCTCTTCCAGCTAAAATATGAACAGAATAATCACGAATAACATGAGGTTTGCTCCAATACCATTTTTGAATCTTTAAAAGATTTTCACGAGGAGTAACAGGTCCTCTGCTTCTTCTAGCTTCATTTCTTTTAGATTCGCCGCTTTTAGATTCACCTCCATTGCCACTTTTAGATTCGCCATTTCTACCTGCACCATTTAACTCGTTAACTAAATCTAAATATTTTTTTTATATTTTAAATATTTATTAAAGTCACTCAATTTTTTTACATTAAATATTTTATATCAATTTTTATATATGAATTTAAAAAAATACCTATGGAAAAACCGTCTAATATTAGTAGAAACACCTAGTTACAAAAATGTAGATTATCTTAAAGCAAGATTAATTTATCAAAAAAATATCAAGGAATTTCACAAAAGATTTGTTAAATTAACAACCAATAGATCAAAAGATTTAAATTTTTCTATCAAGTTAATAGGATTTGATGGGACTGTAAAAAAAAATTACCAACAAATTAAACCAAAAAAAATTTTTAAATTAATCGATAATATGCCTATGGGACATTTAGTAAACAATAAAAAATTTAATCCAACAAATTTATCATTATATTCAGATTATAACCCAGAAACAACTATTAAAGGATTAGGTTTTAAAAATAAAGAAAAAGCTGAATATACTATTAATGCTATTAAAAATAAACCAATTAAATATCAAGTTAGTTTAGTTTCTACAATGATAGGAAGAGCTAAAAATCATCCTTACAGAAATAAAGATATGGATGCTGCTATAAAAGTTTTTCAAAAATGGTTAGATACATATCATAAGAATAAAAAAAATTGAAAATTATTTCCATAGCAAGTGCTATAAAAATATTAAATTATAGATACCCCGGGGGGGTGTTCTGCATGACTAGACATGCAGGGAGACTGTTTGGGTAGCAGTCTTTGGCATCATCTAAGGTTGGAGTGACCTAAGATGAGGGTGTGTCCCGCTCACATGACAGCGGGAGGAAAACATACATTATCATACATGTTTTCCTGGAGGATACACAGGTTAGCCTCAGTTGCTACTATAGTAGCAACTAAAACTAGACTAACCTGTGTATCCGCACAATCGACTTTCCCAGAGTCACTCTGATTAAGTTCAGATAATTCAGACTACCCACCTGAGACCAAAAAAAAAAAATAAACAGAGCATTGTTCTGTGCTCATATGAGCAGTGGATACTATGTATCCTAGGTCTAAAAGACCAAAAAAGAGAGCCACGGATGTGGCCATTTGGACAGAGTTAAGTGTCAAACGGTCTAAAAGACCAAAACCGGGGAGCCACGGATGCGACCAAAAAAAAAACCAAACTTCTTTAAGTTTGTGTTTTTTTATTGATTTATTAAAAAATATTTATTTTAAATTTATTTAATTAAGGGTAAAGTTAATAAAAAATTGAATATTTTATATTAGTATAATAAAATGAAACTATTCATTATACTATTGCTTTTTATATTTTTTATAACAACCGTCAAATCACATACTATTGATTGTATTGAAATCACTGAAGTTGATTATGTGGAAGATTATGTTAAAGATGCTAATGCTTATACAGGTTATTATTTTGCACCTCTAGATAAGTTTATTCATTATTGATTGTCTAAAAATTTGAATGCACCTTTTTTCATTTATACATATCTTCATCATATCATTATCTGACAAGTCATTTTCACTACCTTCAAAAAGTAAATTAAATTTATTTTGATAGTAATGAATGAAAACTAATTTAACTCTTTCAATATGAAACTTGGATGACACTATTGTAACACTTTCTATATAATTATTATTTTTAGATTTAATACTAGATATAATTTTACAAGTTTCTATTGCATTCTCATTAGTATCAGTTGATACTCTTTCTTCAATGATAATTTTTGGATTTATTTTATAATTACTAGTAAGATATTTTTTCATCATATATGATTCTGTTAATACTATACTCTTTTCTACATTACCACCAGTTACTATTATCTTATCATAATTGTAAAGTTTATACAATGAAGCAGCTTTATCTAATCTATTTTTTAAAACTGCACTCATAGCACCTTCTTTTAATAGTTTATAACCAAGTATTATTAATATTTTCATACCTAATTATTAATATAAAATAATATTAAAGGTGTATAAAAAATTGAAATTTTTATTAATATTATATAATATATGTCATATATTCAAGTATATACATTTTTACAGAATATTTCTGTTATACCATTAATTACTATTTTTACGGCACTTTCATTATCATTGTATTTATTTTTTAGAGAAAAATATATTTATGTCGAAATCAAACACGCTGGAACCCAGATGATTGATGAATTTTTAAATTACAAGTCTATTATAATAAAACTTCCAAAACAAAGTACCATAGAAGAACTTAAAAAAGAAGTTAGAAAACGTGTAAAATATTCAAATCATCATAAGTTACTTTGTAGTCCTTTAGGTTACGAATATAAAGAAACAGTTAAATTAGAAGATATTCATAATAATTTTTACCAAGATAAATTAATATTATTTATAGTAATACCAGGTTATTAAATATACACTTTACATTATCTTTATTTATCATGATAATATTGTATTATTTTAAAAATTATTTATGATACTTGTACATATAGTTTATAAAAATGGAGGAGATAAATGGTATCAAGAATGTCGAGTAGATAATATAAACTTTGGATTTACCATAATTAATTCAAATATCTTATGGTCTAGTCCAAGGTCTTAAATTAATATCTTCATGTTGATATGATAAATTTTGAATAGGAATAAACCCCGCTTTCAATCTATGATAAATAATATTAGTTAAAATATTCTTATCAATATAACACCTGTTTTTTAATATTTTAAAATCAGGGTAATTACAATATGTTGGTTCACATGCTAATTCTAGATTTATATGACTAGGAATTCCAAATCCATCAATATTGTAATATCTATAACAAAAATAAATTTTTAATTCAGATAATTTATTATTGTTATCAAATAGACCTAATTTAATATCTTTCCTCCTGTTAAGAAATCTTATTGCTAATTGTTTAGCTATGAGGAATTGTGCAATTAATTTTGTTAGATAGTTTCTTTTAATATTTATTACTTTTTGATACAGAATATTTTTATATTCAGATGAAATCTTTGCTAGCATTAAGATAGAATGTTTATCTAAAAAACCCACTAGGGTACTAATATTGTCATTACATAATTTGTTCATTATTATATAATATTGATATTATATATATATAAATAAATCAATTTTTAAAAATATTTTTATAGGGCACGTCCCCCCTCCCTAAATTAACCGGTATGTAAACCCTATTTTAACCAAAAATTAACCAAAAAATAACCGTTTAAAAATTTTTTTTTTATATTACATATTAAATTGAATGGTAAAATATATGTGTCAACGATGTGGGTTCGAAACCCAACATAAAAATAATTTTAGAAAACATCTCAATAGGAAAAATATTTGCCAACCTATATTGAAAGACCTGACCAAATCACACCTTTTAGAACTTAATAAATTAGAAGAGTCTAAACAAACCAAAAAAATGTCAACCCAATGTCAATCCAAAGTAAACCCTAAAAATAAACCGAAGGGTTTACATGTATGCGGTTATTGTAATAAGCATTTTTCTACCCGCCAAGGTAAATACAAACATATGAAAAAATTTTGTAAAGTGAAAAAAGAAAAAGAGTACGAAGTTGAAGAGATGAAACGGTTATTATCTGAAAAAGAAAAATTAATTAGTAAAATGATTCAAGATAATGAAAATAAAAATCAGATAATTAATAAGCTTATTATAGAACTATCAAATAATTCACAAACAGTACATAATAATAGTCATAATAAAACTGTAAATATTATTATTAATAATTATGGAGAAGAGAATACTGATTACATTACAGAAAAAACTATCAAAAAGCTAATTAATAAACCAGGAAGTGCGATTCAAAAATTATTAAAATTAATTCACTTTAATGAGAAATATCCAGAAAATCAAAATCTAAAAATTACCAACATCCATGATCCTTATATTCATATATATGATGATGGAAATTGGAAAATAAAGAAAAAAGGTAAAGTTATAGATGATATAATAGTAGATAAGTTTGATATGATTGATATAAATATAGATAGTGATGAAGAAGAATTAGTAGAAAAAAAGAATAAATTGGAAAATAAAATAGTTAATCGAGAAAAAGATAAATTTATTGTTAATGAAGTAACAGAAACAATAATAAATCAAAGTAAGAAAATATTTAATGAATAAATATATATGTTCTCTAAAAATTATCTGGTTTATCACTACACCAAATAATAATCTTTTATTTTAAAGGTCTAAATACTTTTTTGTTTTTTTTTACAATTACGACTATTAATATGTTTATTTAATTGTACTATACTGGTACATTGTGTATTACATAATTTACAAATAGCTTTAGATCTACTATCAGCTCGTTCTTTTCTTTTTAGTTCCATTTTTTTCAATTTCTTCTTTTTCTTTTTTTCTTCAATTTTTCTCTTTTTATATATAACAAATTCTTCTTTAAGATCTGAATAAATCTTACCAAAACCACTTTCAAATTGTCTATCAGGATTCATACTTAGAGCCATACTAAAATCTCTACACCAATGAGATAATGTATTCCATCTAGAGAAACTAGAAGAACCAAAAGATAACATATATTTATTACCTTCTTTTCTACAAATAGGACATGAAAATGTATGTTTTATTTGTTGATAGCAATTTTTGCATGTAAAATGTCTACATGAAAAAATTTCTATTTGAGAAAATTGTTGATCATAATGACCATTAAAATTGTCCTTTAAACATATAGGACAAAAATTATTTTTTATTTGAGCAATACTCATATAATATATATATATAAATAATTTCAATTTTTATAATAAAAAGAACATATCACTTAAATCTCTATGAAAATTGTACTAATTTCATTTAATATATTTTTTTGTTTGTTTATTTAAAACTTTTTTAAATAATTCTTTATTCTTTTTAGGTTTAATATATTTACTAATTGTTTTAAATGTGATTAAAGGAATTTTATTATTAAAAAATTTTTCAGAAATTCCATAATATGTCTCATATTTTTGTCCAGTCGGACCATATGCAATTTTATCTTTATTAGGATTAAATAATTTAATCACTTTATTAAGAGTTTGTTTATTATCACAATCTATTTCCATATAGGTTGGTAATCCTGGCCAAGTATCAAATGTAATTTCATGAACACCTTTAATAGGTAAAGTCCATTTTTCACGATAGGATTCTTGATATGCTGTCATTTTTAAATTTAATGCTTCTAAAAATTTTTTTCCTGTGTTAAAATCCTCTTTTATAGTTATTTCATGTTCATCTGGAAACTTTGGATTATTATATATTTTAACAGTCATTGTTGTGTCTTTACCTTCATTTCTAACTCTAACAAATCCTCTTATTTTAGATTTACATCTATTAAAAACAGACCTTTCAAATCTAATATTTTTATGAACTTGCTTACCTTTATTTTCTTTTAATATTTTTTTCATTTTACTAATATTTACATCAAGTATTTGTATTTCAAATTCCTTTCCCATATATATATATATATATATATATTATTTTTAAAATTTATTTTTCTTATTTTCACCCACATTATGAGGTATAAAAGTATTACAATCTATTTCAGTAATATCATTTGAAAGCTTAAAAAAAACTAATATGTGAACCCATGTTTTTATCCAACATATTTTCCAAACTATCTATAGTATTACATAATATCATTTCAGTGAAACATGTACTTATTTCGTTCATATCATTTTCAAATTGAACACATGATACCTCTTTATCTGCGTTTTGATTATCTAAAAATGTCTCGAAAGAAGACATGGAACTATTATCTTCCGAATCATAATCTGTTTTAATAATACCTGTCGATTCATATGTTTCATCTTCTATCATATCTTTATATGTTTCATCCTCTTCTTCAAATCGATGTTTTTTACCATAAACATTACACCATATTCTACCTATACAAGACCAATCTGGTTCTTCTAATATATCTACCTTTTCTTGAAAGAGATGCCAATTTCCATCACATCCACCTATATTAAGAGGCAAACTAAATTTATCTGCTAACTCGTAAGTCTTTCGATAGTCCTTTGCTTTTCTTTCAATAAATCTTTCATCTGTATCTTGAAAGATATATTGTATTGTTACTAACTCTTCTCCGTGTTCATCTCGCCAATTAACACTCCGTTTGTTTTTTATAATATTGGATAATCCAATAGAAGTTTTATTTGTTGCAATACTGCACATACTAAAAAATAAATATTATGCATAATATTTATTAAATTTTCAATTTTTACAATAATATATATATATATATATATTATATTAATATAATAAATTAAAAGAATTTAAAAATAATATAATAGCAATATATAAGAATTTTACAGAATTATTTGATTACCTGGATGATGAATCTTATGTAAAATTTCTATATAGTCATATGAATGAAGTTGATATATTGATAACAAAAGATATAATAAAAGGTGATCGTGTTATTTGTACTAAGATGAAAGTTAATGAAAATTTTACTACTAATACTACTCTTATCTACAGAAAATATTTATCTGAAATGGAGAAAAATATTATAAACTCGGGTGAATTTTATGTTACCATAGTAGAAAAACCATACCCTAAAATAGAAGAAGGGACATTAAAAACAGATTTAGATAAGTTTTTTGAACTTAAGAATAGAAGAGATTTCTTAGTACCAATGTTTTTTCATAAATTAACTATTGACACATTTTCTAAGTTTAAAATAATAGATATTGATCAATATAAAATAAATAATAAAAAATTTTTTAAATTATTGGTTCAAATTAGAAAATATGTTAGAACCTTAGAAAGGTTGGGTGTTATGTTAGATAGTTCCATTACTTTGAATTTTCATAATATTAGAAAAAATAATGATATTGATTTAGTAATTCTACATCCTCGGTATAATATTAAACAAATTAGAGAGAATTTAGAAAATATTAAAAAATTAGATTTTGTTGATCCTTATTTTGAGGGTATAATTGAATGGGATGGTGAAGATAAAAAAACTTTAGATGATCAAACTGATAAAATTACAGAAGGGAAAGTAACAAAATATTTTGATATTATTTTTAATCCAAAATACCACTATTATTTTTTTGGGATAAAAGTTGTTTCATTAGATTATGATTTGAAATATCGTGCTAAAAGAAGATTTCCAAAAAATGTAGCTGACTTGATTATTACCCAAGACAAACTAAATATTAAAGTACCTAAAATTAAAAAATTAGAACCCTTTATTCAAGTTCAAGATAATACTTACAATACAGATAAATTTATTAAAGTTGTTTCTAATTATTTGAAAAGATTTGACCATAAAGTTGACGATGTAGAGGAAAGAATAAAAGAATTGTATTAACACGTTTCGCATTCAAAATACCCCCTTCTTTTAATTTAAAGATTAATGGTGTATTTTAAGTATATGGAATCTCAAAATGGTAATTTAACAAATAATGTAGATGACTACAAATTATGGCGGAAAAGAGGTGCTTGTATAGCTATATCTATTGGAGGAGGTATTGGTATGGTATATTTTATTATTTGGCTTATTAGGACATTTTAAATGTGAAACGGGTTAAAAACTTTGAAATTAATATTATTTTATTATAATATTAATGTCACAAAATATAACCATAACAGAAATTGGACATCAGTTTATTATGTCAGATGGAACCTTTCTAATTAATAAGTCTAAAACTTCTGATTATATTACACTTATTACAGATAAACCATGTCCTGAAAGAGAACTTTTAGGAATAGAAGAAAACGGTTATTACCTGATAAGTTATTGTGATGTACATGGTATTATTTATAATAAGACTAAAAAACCAAAAAAAGAATCAAATGATAGAAATGATTTACCATAGTTAAAAAGTTCTTCTTATTATAAAAATTGATAAATAGTCTTATTTTATTTATTATATGAACCTTACACAAGAAAATAGTTTATCTAAATATCCTCCTACAGAAAGAATTCTTTATAAGAGAGAGTTTGGAGCGGTAGATAGTACTAGGGGTAATGATACCATGAATCCTCCCATCACATTAGATGACAATTATAATTGGCTCAGAGATGATACCAGAAAAGATACAAAAGTTTTAGAACATCTTAAAAGGGAAAATGATTTCACTGAAAAGGTAATGAATGATATGGATGCCAATAGTTTAAAAGATACAATGTATCAAGAGCTATTATCTCATGTTCAGGAAACTTATGATAGTTATCCATTACCTAATAGTGATAATGGTTGGGGCTCATCCTATTACTATTTTACTAGAACTGTTGAAGGTAAAAGTTATCCTATTCATTGTAGAGTAGATAAAATGACAAATACAGTCCAAGAATTATTAGATGAGAACATTATTGCGGATGGTAAGACATGTTGTGATATCAGTAATTTTTGTGTTACCAAAGATCATAAATACATGAGTTATGGTATTGATCTTACTGGAAATGAAAAATACGATTTAAAAATTATCAATATAGAAACTGGAAAAGAAGTAGTACATGACATTCCTGAACTAACTTATTGTGATTATTCTTGGATTAATATTGGAACGAATCAATATATCTATTATACTCTTGGTGATATGACTAATAGAATGTATCAATTATGGAAATATGATTTTAATACCAAAGAGAATAGTATGCTATATCAAAATATGGACGAATTGGTTAATGTAAATTATTATTTCTCTCATGATAAGAAATATACTTTTATATGTGCAGATAGTTATGAGACTAGTGATGTTTATTATATGACAAATGATATGTCTCAACCTACACAATTTACCAGTAAGATTCCAAAACATAAGTATACAGTAGACTATCATGAAGGTGTATTCTTAATTAAAACTAATAAGGATGAATCTACAAATTTTAAGATTATGATATGTAATCCTGATAATACTGATATTAGTAAATGGATAGATTTTATAGAATATCGGGAAGAAATCTATTTTAAGAATATTGTAGAGCTTAAAAACCATCTTCTTATTTGTTACAAAAAAGACGGACATAACCTTGTTCGAGTTATAGATTATAAGAATTCCGCTTACGACCTGCTAAATTCCTATGATATTGAAATAGAAGATTCTATTAAAAATATTGGTATATATGCAACTCCTCAATATGATTCTAATATTATCATGTTTTCTCAAAATTCTTTAAAATCCCCTCCATCAATATATGAAATGAATCTAGATTCTAGAAAATTTATCTTGAAAAGGAAAAAACCTGTACCTAATTATAATGAAGATTTGTATGATACAGAAAGACAGTATGCTGTTAGTCAGGATGGTACCAAAGTTCCTATTTCAATAGTATATAGAAAAGATAAGTTTACAATGGATGGAACTAATCCATTATATTTGTATGGATATGGTTCATATGGAGCAACTATTAATCCTACTTTTAGAACATCTGTTCTACCTTTACTTGATAGAGGCTTTGTTTTTGCCATAGCCCATGTTAGAGGAAGTAGTTTTCTTGGATTTAAGTGGTATATGGATGGAAAAATGGAAACTAAAATAAATACTTTCCATGATTTTAATGCATGTGCAGAACATCTTATTAGAGAAAAATATACTTTTTCCAAAGGTATTACAATAGAAGGTGGTAGTGCTGGTGGACTATTAGTGGGTGCCGCAATGACCATGAGACCTGAACTATATAGAACAGTTATTGCAGATGTACCTTTTGTTGATGTTATGAATACAATGTGCGATCCATCTATTCCCTTAACTATACCTGAATGGGAACAATGGGGAAATCCTAATGTGAAAAAATTTTATGATATCATGATAAAGTATTCACCTTATGATAATATTAATAAAACATCATATCCTAACCTATTAGCTTTGGGAGGATTAAATGATCCTCGAGTTGCCTATTGGGAACCTGCTAAATTTGTTGCTAAAATGAGACATTACAATGTTGGAAATAGTCTTATATTACTCAAGACTGAAATGGAACAAGGACATTTTGGAGGGATGGATAGATATAAGCATTATATGGAAACGGCGTTTAATTATGCTTTTATGTTAAAAACCTATTAGATAACCAAATCATCTTTCATTAGACCAGTAATTTTATTTATCAAATAAGCTTTACCTTCAATTACATAAATCATAGGTTGAAATTGAAAAATGTGAGGATAATCAAAATTAGTACCATCATAATTATATCCTTTTGATACAGTATGATTAATCATATTAACATAATTAATATTATCGTAGTTATTAGTAAAAAATAATCTTATTTTTTGTTCTTTGAAAAATCTACTTTCTGCTATATATTTATCTTTAATTACATTACTTATATCTTTGATATTTTTTTGTTTTCGGAGATAAGCTACTAAATAAATTAAAAAATTTTTCCAGTCGC